CCGGGGTGGTCTGTCGACAGACCAGGCCCCGGTCGGCCAGCTTCCGATACGCGTGCATTGCCACCGCCGCGGCCGCGGCGGGGTCGCCGAGGGCCTCAGCTATGGCGATCGCCACCGTCCCCATGACCAGCAGTAGCGGCCCCTCGACGGTCAGGCCGGCCAGGTCCTCGCCGGTCGGTGTCGGGATCAGGGCGTCGGGGAGGCTCATAGCCGGCACGCTAACTGCCGACCCCGACACCCGGCCGCTTCGTCGGCCGTCGTTGGGCCAGGCATAGGGCCAGCCAGGCCGCATGGTCGACCGGTGGGCCGGTGTCCGGTGCGCCGGTGGCACCGACCAGACCTCCTTGGAGGGGAGGGGTGGACCTGGTGTCCAATACACGTTGACTAGGGGCGACGGTGCGGCCGACGCGGGATATCAGGGTGAGGCCGGCGGTCCGGGCGGCGGCGGCGGCCCGCTTGCCGGCCAGGATCGCATCCTTGCGGGCCCGGCCCGCGTTGACCAGGCACCGGATCGCGGTCTGGTCGAGCCGGGCCCTCGACGGCACCCGCTCGCCGCGGAGTACGTAGCCGGCCCGGTAGTCGACCAGCACCCCGGCGGCCAGCAGGATCGGTATGGCCCGCTGGATTGTCTTCGCGCAGCGGCCGGCGTAGGCGCCCAGCTCGGCGTGAGTGAACGTCACGACGCCGGTAGCGACGTTGACCAGGCCGTGACCGTTCGCCAGGGCGTCGAGGAACGATCGGGCCGCGGAGCCGGTGCGGCCGTCGAGCTCGGCGGTGCCGGCGGCCAGTAGCCGGCGGACGTCGACCAGCACGTGAGGCCGGCCCCGCTTCGGTGTCGGCCGACCTTTTGCCGGGGTGTCGCTGGTGCTCCGGTGGGCCCGGGCTGTAGGTTTCATGTCGGCTCCAGATCAGCCACGTAAGGGACCCTCGCCGAGTTGGAAGCTCGCGGGGGTCCAGCCATTTAGGACGGGCCCCACACTGGCCGAGTACGCGCCGGGAGGGGGGTCGACGCGCCGACCGCCGAGCGAAGTTCTGTAGGAACGATCCTCAGCGAAGCGCGGTCAGGGCGGCGGCCGGCGGGCCACGATGCCGAGCACGGCCAGCGCACCGACGGTGGCCGACGCTATCGAGGTGAGGGCGGTGGCGGCCGCGGTGTGCAAGGGGTCGACACCGGGGACGATGACGACAACGACCAGGCCGACCACGGAAGCGACGGCGGTGGCACCGAGGGCGGCGACGTAGGCCGCGGCGGGGTACGGGGGGGGCGTCGGGGGGGTCATGGTGGCGGGCCCTAGTGGGGGCCGGGCCGGTGGCGGAGCCACACCAGCACCGCCAGCGCGCTGCGGCGGAACCGGGCCCGTTCGGCTTCGGTGAGGTGCTGCCAGCCGTCGCCGGGCCCGGTGTCGAGGTAGCCGTCGGCGAGGCGTGACGCGGTTTCCTCGACCAGGCCGGGCGTCGGTTCGGGCACCGGTTCGCCGCCGAGCAACGGGCCGGCGTCGGCCGGCATCAGTCCTCCCACCCTTTCGCCTCGACGGTGCCGAGAGTGACTTTCTTGCCGCCGGTGTTGATCGCCAGCCGTAGTTTGTGGTCCCAGCCGTTCTCGGCCGGTTTGAGGTCGAAATGGTGCACGACCTGGAAACGGTCGGTGCCGCCGTTGGATCGGAGGTCGATGGGCTGGGACTGCCAATCGACGTTGGTCGAGTCGCCCTTGGTGCCGAGGTACTGCCAGCGGACGCCTATCTCGTCGCCGGCCGCCAGGCCGCCGGTGACGGCCAGCACCACGTCGACCATGCCTTGCGTGTTGGTGGCGATGGTGGCGTGGCCCTCGTCGTTGACGGCGATGGTGTGGTCCCAGTTGTCCTCTTGGAACGTCTGGGCCTTGCCGCGGTATTTGCTCACTCGGTTCGTCATGCCAAACAGTCCTCCGGGTTCGGTGGGCGTGCCGCCCGCGTATTTGTCGTAGGCGGCCTGCCAGGTGATCGGGGCCACGTGCGGGGATTGGTCGGGGCCCCAACCGGCCAGGCCGTTACAGCCGGCCTCATACTGGGCGATCTGGCCGGCGGCGTCGCCGGACAGGTGCGGACAGCCCTGCCAGATGCCATGTGAGTGATCGTCGAAGGCGGTGTCCTCCGGGGAGCCGCGTTGCCAATCGGCGACCCCGGACTCTCGCCAGATGATCGTTTCGCCGTCGGAGGCCTTGCGGTGGTCGAGGGCCCCGCCTTCGCCGTGGGTGCCGGCGGATGCGTCGACCGAATCGTTGTAGGCGTATTGGTACACCTCGACCACCTCGCCGGCGGCGAGGTAGCCGGCGGCCCGTAGCCGGGGTTCGATGATGTCCTCGACCGACTGGATCATGCACCCGCAGGCGTAGCCGTTGCGCCACCAGGTGCGGCCGTAGGTGGCGGGGGCCACCTCAGACGCCGATCAGCTGCACGGCGGCGAGGATCTGGTCGTCGCCGATGACGGCCGGATCGCGGCCCGGGTTCGGCACCCCGCCGGCGACCGCCGACGCGTACGCGTCGCCGAACCCGGGTGCGCCGGCGATCGCCCACAGGTGCTCGGAGGCCCATTGGGTCGGGTAGGCGGCCTCCGGGTCGGTGGCGGTCTCGGTCGAGTAACAGGCCGCCACCCTCAGCAGGAAGTCGGGGTCCTGTGCCAGCTGTGAAACATCCCAGTAAGCCATGATCGTTTCGCCTTTCCTATGCGATGAGACCGAGGGCGGTCATGTTGAGGGTGGTGCGGTTGGCGCCGGATTGGTGCCGGATGCCGACCGCGCCGTCGGTGCCGACGAATCCGCCGCCCTGGTAGCCGCCGAAGTCGGCATAGCAACGGATCGTTTTCGCCGGCCGCAGGCCGACCGGCAAGGGCGACGCCGAGAGGGTGTAAATGGTGCCGGCGACCCAGCTGCCGCCCGTCATATCGACTTGCACGATCAGCAGACCGCCGGAGGTGGTGTAAAGGATCGTGCCGGGCCCGGTCGCCGGCAGGGTGGTCCAGCTGGTCGGCCACAGTAGGGCCTCCAGCCGCGACGCGGCCGCCAGGTCGACGTCGACGGGGTAATCGTTCATATCGTCGCCGGGCTCGGCGTACGGGATCGCCAGGCGGGGGGTCGTTTTCATATCAGGGTGTCCTCAGGCGTCGAGGTGGGTGGGCGGCGGGGGTGGTCGGGGGCGAGCTGTTCGCATAGGGCCCGGTGGTCGACGTAGGCCAGGTGTCCGGGGGGGAGGGCGGCCCCGCGGTCGAGGGGGTGGCCGACGCGGGTAACGCTGGTGCCGCGGGCCACCGGGGCCCGGACCAGGGCGGCGACCAGCTGGTCGCCGGGGCCCGGATGGAGCACCGGCAAGGGGTCGACGGCGATACGTTGCCGGGGGTCGGTGTCGAGCGTCACCCACTTGACCGGGGCGTAGCAGTACGGGCAGGCCGGCATCAGGCCACCCCCGTGCCGGCGGCGTCGGCCCAGCTAATGCCCGGCGACATTTCGGACCACGACCAGCCGGCCGGCATATCCGACCAGCGGGCCGACACCCCGGCCGACGGGGTCGGCGACAGCTTCAGGGCCAGCGACCAGGCGTCGTTTTCGTAGGTGTAGGTGCCGCCCTCGACGTAGGTGCCGGCGGTGTCGCCGGGGATCGGGGCATAGGCCGGCAAGTCAATGAGGGTCAGGCCGAGGCCGATTCGGCGGGTGCCGTCGAGTAGGTCCAACAGGGTGCGGAGCCGGGTCGCCGGGTCGAGTGAGTCGATATCGGCGTCGACTAGGCCGGTGTCGTAGGTGATGCCGTCGACACGCCAGGTCAGGCGGGAGGTCGCACCGAGCAGACCGGCGGCCCGGTCGGTCGCGTCGGCGGCCGACACCAGCTCGGTCGACATTGACACCCGGTTCACCCCGAACCGGTCGAGGGTGGCGGCGTCGGCCGTCATCGTGACGTGCCGCTCGGTCGGGGCCAGTAGGCCGTCGTCGTCCAAGGTCTGTTCTAGCCAGGTGACGTCGACCAGGGTGGTCACGTCGCCGACCGCTTGCCGCCACGACACCGGGTCGCGCAGCAGATCGCAGGCGGAGATGATCGCCAGGCCGCCGCCCGGATCGCGCGGGTTATCTATGACGATCAGGCCGGAGTCGGGGTCGAGCACGAACACGCGGACCGACGCGCGGGTGGCCGGGTCCTCGACCCACAGATACGGGCCGGTCGTGGCATGGGTGGCCGGCCACAGCACCCCGCCGGCCGACTGGGCCATATCGCGCAACAGACCGAGCGACTCTTGCGAGTCGACGTCGCGGCCCGACAGCTGGACACCGGCCACCCCGGGGTCGATACGCAAGTCGACCGGAATGCCGGCCAGCTCGACTACCCGGGCCGCCCGGGTGGCGAGGGTCTGGACCGGCCACGGTTCGTCGCCGATCGGACGGTTACCGAGCGGGCCGGTGATGTCGGTGGCGATCAGGCCGATATCGACGGCGTCATCGGACACCGCCGACCAGGCCAGATCGGACACCCGGCCGGAGTGCACCAGCACCCGCCGCACGGCGGCCGCCGGCGGGGCCAGCCCGACCGCTGACCAGCCGACGGTCGAGGCCACCCCGGACCAGGTGCCGACCGCTTCGGACCAGGTGCCGATCGCATCCGACCAGCGGCCGAAGTCGACGCCGAACCGGATGCCGGCGCCGAGCCACACCGGGGCGGCCAGCTCGCCGACGGTGAACGGCACCACGACGGCCTGAGGGGCCCCTGTGCCGACGTAGCCGGCCGAGGGTATGTCGGTGGGCACCGGCACCCGGGCGGCGGCCGTGGGGGCCGTCCAGCCTGTCACCGTGGGCGACCAGGGCACACCGGCCGGGGCGGTGACGGTCAGCGACAGCTGCCACCGGTCGCCGGCGTAGGCGGCCGGTATGTCGTCCCACCCCGACGGGGTGTCGGTGTAGGGGGCGGGGGCGGCCCACACCGACGCGCCGGCGGCCGCCGGGTTGACGGTGACGACACCCGGGACCCAGTTGGCCCACGCCGCGGCGCCCTCCAACGTCGGCGGGGATTGAAACGTCGGGTCGGGGTAAATGTTGGGGCCCTGCTCGCCGCCGGCGTCGGGGATATGGGCGGCCGCCCACACCTCGACGGTGGTGCCGACGTGCACCAGGGCCAGCAAATCGTCGGGCGGGTCCCACACCCGCACCGAGAATGAGGCGGTGCCGGTGTCCGGCTGGTCGGTGGCGGTCGAGCGGCCCCACTCCACCGACAGCGGGGCCAACACGACGGGCCGGCGGGCCACCGCATCGGCCGGGGTCGAGGCGTAGTGCTGGCCGTCGAGCCACACCTCACAGCTCGCGCGGATCATGCCGCACCGGCCCGCAGCGGAACCACGACACCACGCCGGCGGCGGGCCGAGGACCCCAACAGGGTCGAGAGTTGCCGGGCCACCCCTTCGGGGTCGAGGGCGCCGGAAATGTTGATAACGACGGTGCCGGCCGACCGGGAGGTGGTCGCGGCCGAGGTCGGGCCGCCGGTCCGCAGCAGACCGGCCGCCGACACCCCGCCGCTGTAGGCGGCCGTCGACACCGACGGGCCTTTGATCGCTTTATTGAGCCACGACGGCGGCGACGGAAAATGGATATTCCGGGCCGCCGAAACCACCCGATTAACCAGGGCCTCCAGTGCCCGGAAAGGGGCCATAGCCGCATTAGCCGCCGAGTGCGCGAATCCGGCAATTTTGCCGAACGCGGACCGGAAGGCGGCGGCGACCTGATTAGCGACGTTCCGGGCGGCGGTGGCGACCACCCGGACCGTCGCGGCGATCGTGTTAAACGCGGACCGGGCCACCCCGACCACGGCCCGGAAGGCGGCCGACACGGTGCCGCGGAGAATGTTCGCCAGCTGGACCGCCACCGCGATCACCCGCTGGATAACGCCGATGACGGCGGCCAGGGCGGCCCGGCCGGCCGCACCGGCGGACCGGAACGCGGCCCCTACCCGGTTGACGATCGCCTGTACCTGTTGGAATGCGGACAGGATCGCCAGGCCGGCGGCGGTCAGCACGGCCCGCACCGCGTTGCCGGCGGCGGTCAGCTTGCCACCGATCCACGCGACGGCGACCTTTACGGCGTTGACCACGGTATTGAATACGGCCACCGCGATCCGGCCGAGGGCCTGCACCGCGTTTCGGAATGTTTCAGACTTCCGATACAGCAGAATGAAACCGGCGACCAGGGCGACAATCGCAATGATGATGAGGCCGATAGGGTTCGCCGACATTGCCACATTGAGCAACCATTGCGCGGCGGCCATAAGTTTTGCGCCGACCGCCGCCGCCTTTTGGGCGATCGTCAGGGCGATAATTTGGATGCGGGTGCCGAGGGCCGCTTTACTGGCCGCGGTCTGGACCGCGGCGGCCACGGCGGTAATGGTCGCGTAGGCCGACATTGCCGCATTAGCGATGATGAGGGCGGCGGACAGGCCGCCGACCACGCCGGCCAGAATTTGGAAGGTGCGGGCGTTATTTCCGACGTAGGCGGCCAGCTGGCCGAATAGTTTCGCCGCGGTCGAGATGATCGGTAGCAGCACGGCACCGAGCTCGGCGAGCGCGTTTTTCGTTTCGGCGGCGGCCCGCTGTTGCTGGCCGGCGGCGGTGTCAGCTTCGCGGCCGAATTGTCCGTGGGCGGCCGCCGACTGTTTCATAATGAGTGCCAGCTTGGCTTGCGTTTCGGCTTGGGTGCGGGCCGATCCGGTGAGTTTGTCTTGGCCTTTCGCGGCCAGCTGTGCGTTGACGTCGGACTGTTTGATCGAAACCGTATATTTTTCGAGGCTGTCATACTCCCCGCGGAATGCGGCCGAGAGGGCCTCGACCGCTTGCGTGGTCGTGCCGCCGTAGGTGGCGGCCAGGTCGGCCCCGGCCGAGATGAGTGAGTCGGTGGTGCCGACCAGGTCCTCTTGGGCGACACCGAGGTTTTTCAGCTGGCCGCCGAGGACCGACGCGAGGCCGGCGTATTCGGATTTAGACAGGCCGACCGCTTGGGCGGCCGCCGACGCGAGATTCATCACGGCGTCGGCCTGTTGACCGAACACCGACTCGACGGCACCGCCGGCCTGTTGCAGCGCGGACGCCTGGTCGAAGGCGGCTTTACCGACGCCGACGATGCCGGCCAGCATCGCGGTCGACGCCGTCGCCGCTTTGCCGAGACCCTTTTCCCACGCCGAGACACCCTTGGCTGTTTTGTCGAGGCCGGCGGCCGCCTTCGTCGCGTCCGAAATGATCTTGATAGCGAGGATCGCGGTACGGGCCACGGTGTCTCACCTCCTTTCGCTGTTGCGTTCCATCAGGGTTAGGGCGGTGGCGATCGTTTCGTCAGACTCGGCCGCCCACACCGACGGGGCGATACCGGTGGCGATCGCCAGGGCGACGATCAGCTCCCCGGCCGATCCGGCGGCGTAGGGTCCACCGGTTCGCCCTCGTCGTCGTCGGTCTGCAACGACACCACCCGGTCGGTGAATTGCTCATAGGTCAGGCCGTCGATCTGGCCGGTACGCTTCGCCGCCGACCAGGCGGTAAAGCTGGTCCAGTAGTTCACCCCGCCCTCAGCGATCATCGGCCACTTGCGCCGCTGCCGGGTCGCCTCGTAGGCGGTCTGGTCACTCAGCGAGGTGAGCACCTCGAAGGGCTCGGCCCCGTCGAGGGTGACGGTGTAGCGGTGGCGGACTAGCTCGGCCATGTTCGACTCCTTGTCTAGGCCCCTTGGATACGGGCGATGATCTTGTCAACGGCCGCCGCGTAGGCGGCGGACCAGGTCGGTTCGGTGGCTTGTGCGGCCAGCGACACCCACGGCTGTGAGCCGATGTTGCGTCGGCCCCACCCCCAATGGATCGGGTTCGCGTACGGCACCGACGCACCGCCGGCCCGGATGGTGGCCGACGCGGCCGCCTTCGAGGCCCGCATCGAGCCGACCAGCCGGCCCGACCGGCGGGGCCCGGAGGTGCGGCCGGCGGCCACGACGATCGCGCCGGCGGCCGCGTGGGCCTCTTTGAGGTCGGCCAGGTCGGAGCCGGCCCGCCGCAGCGTACGGCGGAGCTGTGCGGCCCCTTGCACCGTGACGCCGCGGGAGGTGGCCACCGGATCAGGCCGCTTCGGTGTCGCCCTCGATGGGCGGGACGTAGACATCGAGGGTGGGCAGGCCGACAATCGGCCACTCGAAGTCGGACGTCGGCGAGGTTTTGACGTCGCCGCCGACATTCAACCGCCGCATTTTCAGCTGGCCGGCGATCTGTTTCGCCTCATCGATGTTCGGCACGAACACGAACGGCAAAACCTCCCCGGAATGGAGCCAGCTGTATTCGATCACCCCGTCGTCGGACAGGTCCTGAATGATGGTGCCGGTGAGTGACGCGGTCTCTGTTTCGTCGCCGGCCAGGGTGCCGCCGCACAGCGTCGGGGTGTCGTCGTCGGAGTCGACCGAAAACTCGACCGACGCGGCGGTGATCTGACAGCTAATCTCCGCGGAGGTGCCGGTCTCGCCGACGATCAGCGAACCGGGGCCGAGTTTGTAGGAACGGGGGTCGGTCATGGCGGGGTGCCTTTCCTAGGTGAGGTTTTCGAGTACGTCGACGGACAGCTGTAACGCCGGCATGGGTGACGTCGGATTGTCGGGCAGCTGGACACCGACGGTCGTGGTGTCGGTGTCGGTGTTCGGGGTGACCACCCCGCACACCGCCTGATACAGCGGCGACAGCTGGTCGAGGGCGGCCAGGGTGCCGGCGTCGCCGGCGATGCAATACAGCCGCAGGCGGAGTGTCACCCCGCCCGACAACAGGGTGTGAGCGACCGACTCCAGCTGCACCCACACCCCGGGCAGATTCAACTCCCCCGGGTCGGCGGCCGCGGAGATGCCGGCCGCGGCGAGGGCGTCGACCAGGTCCTCGACCGCCGACCGGAGACTCATCCGACCACCGGCCGGGCATAGGTGCCGATGCCGAGCATTTGGGCCACGTCGGGGTCGTTTCGCAGGACATACACGGCCCCCCCGAGGTCGGAGAACGACTCGACCCCGGCCGGGGAGTTGCGCCGGCGATACAGCCGGCCGGCCAGCAGATTCGCCCCGTAGACAACGTCGGCGGCCCAGCTGGTCACACCGCCGGCGTCGGTGGTC